ATATTAGTTCATGTAAAACACAACAAATAACCAAAGTTATTAATAAAATGAAATTATATCAATCTAATATAACAAAATGTTACGTAAATAATGGAATATTACAAAATAATATTTACAAATATTGATATTTATACTTATGGATCTTGAATTTGAAATTTATAAAGGTAAAAAGTTTTCAGCTTTGTTAAAGGATATTGTTGTTAATAGTGAAGCTCGTAATGATACTATTGAAAAAATGATAGATGATTTACGTGCAATGGTTAAAACACCAAATGATGCTATTATAATAATACCATTAATAAGAGAATATTTAGATGTCACTGTAAAAAACGATGAACAATTAATCAAACTTGCAGCAATTGTTCAAAGATTAGTTTCAAATAAATCAAGCGATGAAGAGGGTGGTTTTGGATTGACCGAAGAAGAAAAGAAAAAATTAATGGATGAAGCAAATTCTATTGTTAAAGATATCAAAGATACAAAATAAGGTATACAATGTCATATTGGAATATTAAAAATGCAATCGGAAATACGTCACGCCTCCATGAAGGTGGATTCAAAAGCAATGAATCTTCATCTCCATTATCTGAATTTTATGAAATCGAAGAAGCGGTTGTACTGGATATTATCCATGACGAAAATCACCCTGAAATCAAAAATTTAGTAGCACAAGAATGGCCTGATAATTATAAAGATCAACCAGCAAATCCGAATGATAAAAACTATACTTATATAGGACGAGTATGTTTTAGAATGTTAAATTCTCAAATAAGTTTACCAAAAGAAAAATTATCATGGGCAAAACCTGCGTATTCTACTGGATTAATAGAATATCCTGTATTAAATGAAGTTGTTTTATTAGCAAAATATAGAAATGAGTGGTATTATTTTAGAAAATTAAATATAAATGGATTTGTAAATAACAATGCAAATTTTAATATAGAAAAAACCGAAGGTAATACTGCTGGGAATAGAACAGTAGATTTTGGAAATAATACAAAAAACTTTATTCCTATTAAAGGACCAGAATCATACACAGGACCAGTAAGTGTTAAAACATCAAACAATAAAGGTGTATTAGGTGCATATTTTTTAGCAAATAATAAAATTAGATCTGTTAGAAAATTCGAAGGAGATACTACTATAGAAAGTCGTCATGGACAATCTATTAGATTTTCCTCATATGATTCAATACGTAAGCATGATATAGGAGATATACGATATTCTGATTATAAGGGAAGTGGTAATCCAATGATTTTAATCAGAAATCGTCAACGTCCATTGGGAAATGAAAAAACAGATGAGCAGTTACATCCGTTATTGAATCCAATACCAAAAATATCAAATTTAGAAAAAAATGCTGGTGGTATAATAGAAGAAGATATTAATAATGATGGTAGCAGCATTCATATAACATCAGGTTTAACAGAAACTAGCTGGAAAACTACTGTATACAAAACAATTTTTTGTAAAGATATTAATGAAGAACAATCAAAATTTTCTCCAGTAGGATCTACTGATTTTTCAAAACCTAAATTAGATGGAGATCAAATAGTAATACAGTCGGATCGATTAATTTATAGTAGTCGATTTGGAGAAACTTTGCATTATAGTAAAAAGAGATATGGTATAGTTACTGATAGTGAATACACAGTAGATGCACATGATCAAATCGTTATAACTACGAACACAAAAACAGTTATTAACAGTCCTGTTATTTATTTAGGTCAATATGACGAAACAAATGAACCTGCATTATTAGGTCAAACAACTGTAGATTGGTTATACGATTTATGTGAATGGCTTAAAACACACATTCATTGGCATGAACATAGTCATCCTCGTGGTGGCGGCAATGCGGAACCAAATAAAACACAAAAACCAGTACAATTAGTACAGTTAGAGCTATTACAATCTAGATTAGAGTCTTTATTAAGTAGACGTGTATTTTTAACTGGTGGAGGTTACGCAACCGGTGCAAATGGTGTATCCCCAACAAACACAGATAGTAAAGTAAGCCCAACACAAATAAATACAATAACCGGAAATGGGGTGCCGGGTGGATTTCATGGGCAAAATAGCAGAAAATTAAATAAATAATTTTGTATTGTAAATGATAGTTATTATATATTATGAAACCGGATCAATTTAAAAGTATTATACGAGCAATTGTAAAAGAGGAAGTTACAAAGCTATTGCCTGTATTAGTTCCTAAAATCATGACAGAAGCGTTCAATGAACGAATCAAAAATGTTCCTGTGATCGCAGAAAAGAATTCGTTTTTTGATAAATTATCAAATGATCTAGAAGGAAATACTACACAGCACGCTCCTATTAAACCAGTTGTTAAACAGAAAAAAACATATACAAGTAATACTATATTAAATGATATATTGAATGAAACTGAAGGTGGTGTGCCACAAGAGCAATCATATGGAGCACCAATACCTAATTTTAATAAGTTACAATCTGCTAATTTAAATATTAATACCCCACAACAACCTGCAATTATAAATGAGGAAACAAAAGCACAGGCGAAATTAGGAGTATTTAAAGATTATCGTAAACTTATGAAAGCAGTTGATAATAAGAAAAAGCAAGGTCCGTTTGGAGCATCAATGGGTGGACTTAGTATTGATGATGGAGTTCCTAATGATTTTTCAACAATTGATTAATATATGAATCCAATTGGAATAATATTACCTATAACCCGTGGAAACAATGGTTATTTTGATCAATCGTATGATACGATGACTCAAATAAAGTCTAATATTATAAATTTATTAAGAACAAACAGCGGTGAACGTAGAATGCAACCACAATTTTCCGGAGGTTTGCAAGAAGCATTATTTGAACAAAATTTAAAAGATACACCTGATTTAATTAAAAAGATAATCGAAAAGAAAATTAACATGTGGATTCCGGGTGTGGTTGTAGAAAATATAGATTTAGAGATATCAGAAGATGAAAAAAACACATTAACAGATACTTATAAAGTATATATTAAAATAATATTTAGAGTTAATCAAGTGAGTTCAACGATTGCACTTGAATTTACCTCTAATAATGTATAATTATTATGTCAGATATCATACAAAAACAGTTTAATACCAGTAAGAAGGATTTAAAATACATAAATAAAGATTTTAATTCTTTTAAAGATGCTTTATTACAATATGCACAGACATATTTTCCTAACTCATATAAGGATTTTAGCGCAGCATCTCCGGGTACAATGTTTATTGAACAAGCAGCATATGTTGGTGATGTGCTTTCTTATTATGGTGATTATCAATTAAAAGAAAGTTTAATTAATTATGCAAGTGAACGTAAAAATATATTAGCATTGGCAAATTATCTTGGTTATAAAACAAAACCAACTAAATCAGCCACAACCATAGTTGATGTGTATCAATTGATACCATCTATTAAATTAAATAACGAGTATGTTCCCGATGAAACATATGCATTGTCGTTAAGAGAACACATGCAAGTCGTGAACAGTGCCGGAATTAATTATATCACAGTAGATCCAATCGATTTTTCTGTAAACACTAAAGGTTCACCTCGTGAATCGACAATATACACTCGTGATAGCTATGGAGTCCCGCAGTTTTTCTTGCTTAAAAAATCAGTAAAAGCAATTGCTGGTAAAATAGTTAATTCCAATTTTAATATAAATTCAGCGGCACCTTATCTTAATATTACATTATCAGAATCTAATGTAGTTGATATTTTAGATGTACGTGACAGTGATAATAACCGATGGCATCAAGTTGATTATTTGGCACAAGATTTAATCTTTACAGAGGAAGATAATCTGAATGTGTATGATGGTTCTTTATTCGTGTATAATACAGAGGTTCCCAAATTAATTAAATCATTAAAGACATCTAGAAAATTTACAGTTAATGTTACATCAAATAATGTGACATATTTACAATTTGGTCCCGGCACAGATAGTATGTCAGATGAAATCATATATCCTTCTCAAGAATTAGTAGGTATAGGATTACAAAATATTAGAAATTTAAATTTATCATATGATAGTAGTAAATTACTTAATACAAATTCAATGGGTCAAGCACCATCGAATACTACATTAAATGTAACATATGTTATTGGTGGTGGTATATTAAGTAATTGTGCGTCTGATGATATAAAAACTATTGTATCGGTGCAATATACGACGGATGAGAGTGGATTTACACCATCTCAACAAAGCTTAATTCAAACAATTAAGAATTCATTAAGAGTTACAAATCCATTACCAGCAACAGGTGGATCAAATGAAGAATCAAATGACGAAATTAGACAAAATGCACTTGCATATTTTTCTACACAAAATCGTGCAGTAACCGCATCTGATTATATTTCTAGAATATATAATTTACCAGCTAGATTTGGTACTATAGCAAAGGCGCATGTAGTTACAAATTCTAATTTAAATGTAAACATTAATAATTTTGTAAGTGGATTTAATAATTACAATGATCAAGTAACATTATTTAATAATGCCACAGAAAACTATTTTAGAAAAGTAAATTATGATATTTCAAATCCATTTAGTATAAATTTATATGTGTTAAGTTATGATTCAAATAAAAACTTAACAACTATTAACGAAGCATTAATATATAATATTCGAAAATATTTAGAAAAATATAAATTAATGACTGATGGTATTAATATCATCGATGGTTATATTATTAATTTCGGAGTGGATTTTAAAATTTCAGTATTTAATAACTTTAATAAGCGCGATGTATTAAATACATGTATTAAAAAAGTAAAAGATTTCTTTATAATTGATAAATTATCATTTAATCAACCTATTAACATTAGTCAATTAGAACTTGAAATTGCAAAAACAGAAGGGGTTCAATCTGTAATTGATATTACCTTTAAAAATTTAACCATTGACGATGGTGCTTATTCGCCTTACGAATATAATTTTCAACAAGCAACATTAAATAAAATAATATATCCATCATTAGATCCGAGCGTATTTGAAATAAAATATCCAGATAATGATATTAGAGGCGCGTGTCTATAATTATAGAAATCAATTCGTATGCATCATTTTATATACCCATCAAAAGATACCTATATAACCAACGAAACAAATTATTTGTCAAAAAATGTTGGTATCGATGAATTATTAGAGTTAAAAGCTAATACTCAATTATATAGAACTGTAACTATATACCAGACCGCAAGTGTCTCACAAAGTTATTCCGTAGCAACACATGTATATTTGTTTAGTGGATCATTTATGGGTTATGCAAGTGGTTCAGAAGATATAACATCATCTTTACATTTTGATTCATCAGCCGACATAAATGGATCATATGCATTCAACGGAGTTATATCAGGTAGTATAAATGGAAATCCAACAACATCAAGTGTAATAAATGAAACGGGTCATATATCAGGAAGTTTAAGTGGAAGTTTAACTGGAAGTTGGCGCGGGATTATATGTGCAACTACTGGATCTTTTACTTTATTTAGCGGTTTACTTCAAGGTGAGGTATTTGGAACACAAAGTGTTTACAGTCCACGAACAGCGTTTTCTAATATTCCAGACTTAAGCAGAATATTGGTAAAATTTGATATAAATTCGATATCATCATCTTTATTAAATGGTAATATAAAAGATATAGACTCGATTAAATTTGTATTAAATTTAGTTGCCACTGAAGTGTCTGAAGTACCGTTGTCATACACAATATACTCATATCCAATTAGTCAAAGTAGGGAAATGGGTGCTGGTAGATATGAAACTGGGGGAACCTCATTAGGTGTAAGTTGGTAATATAAAAATTACGCAGGTGATTCTGGTAGTTATTGGTATCCCGTTGTAAGTGGAAGCACATATGATTTTGTGGACTACTTACATACAGCATCATACGCATCTGAATCTTATGAAAAAGGTGGTGGTACATGGTATTATAACATACCAAATACATGGACTGCACCATCATCATCAAGATTTACCAGTTTCTTTAACACAGCAAGTTTAGTGCCTACATTTGAAACACAATATTCGTCTAGCTTACAAACTAATTTAACTGCAAGTTTCCCGGCAATATTAACAGGTAGTTTAAATTCTATTGTGAATTCATCATCTTTAAGCAATTCACTCGCAAGCCAATCATATGCTAATTTATATACGTTTGCAACTACTGTATATACTAATACATCTACAAGTATAGAATTATATTTATCAAATTCATTAAGTCAGTCTGCTTATGAAACTGAAATATATCAAAATAGTGCAACTTCAAGTGCATTGTTTTTAACAGGGTTATCTTCTAGTATACTTAACATAATAACCGGATCTTTATCATACACTTCGTATACATCACAATCATATACATACATTTTAGAATTATCAACGAGTGTGTCTGGTTCAATCTATCAAGAAGTATATGATGATATTAACGCAATATACAATAATATATACAGTTCCAGTGTATCTGCTTCAAACAAATATGCTTATTACACTGCATTTTCATCTAGTTTAAATAATGAATTAACTACAAATTATTGGTACACATCAAGTGTAGATACTGGATCACAATCATATCTCACAGCATCTGCATTAAATAGTACATTCTTATTTTACACAAATGAGACATTATATCCAAACATTTATTCTAGTTCAATCGAATTAATAAATTTAGAATTTTCATCAAGTATTTTTACTGGATTTTCATCTAGCTTCGTATTGTATGTAAACAATAGAATAAGTGAAGTGGAAACAAGTACATCACAAAGTGTTGCTGCAAGTTTGACTCAATCGTATGCATCCACATTTTGTAACACCTTATATACAGGTAGTTCTTTAATATGTTCACAATCATTTGAATATACTACATCTGATGTTAAAATGGATGTAACACAAATAGTTAAAGGATGGATATGTGGATGTATTCCTAATGAAGGATTTATTTTACTTAGTTCACTTGAATTATCAGAAGCAGAAAATACAACTGGAACTATTAGATTCTTCAGTAAAGATACGAATACCATATATACTCCATATTTGGATGTGTATTGGAATGATAATGTATATAATACAGGAAGTTTAGTATCAATACAAGATGGTACTCCTTATGTAGTAACGGTTAAAAATCTAAGTAAAAACTATAAATTTGGAAGTATGCCGCGTATAAATGTATATGCTCGTGATAAGAATCCTTTGAAAAACTTTGTAAGAGGATATCAAATGAATCAATATTTAACTTCAAGTTTACTTCCAGAGACTTCATATTATGCTATTAAAGATAACGAAAGTGAACGAATAATATTAGATTTCGACGACGCTACTAAATTAAGTTGTGATGGTAATATGCATTACTTTGTATTAGATACAACATCATTCGCACAAGAAAGATTTTATAGAATATTAATTAAAACAGTAACTGATACCGAAACTCATATATTTGATAATGGGTATATATTTAAAATCACAAGATGAAATCATTCAAATCAGAAATAAATAGTTTTTTAATAAATGGCACATTTGATAATAATTTAGATGATGTTGGGAATTTGAATTTAAATACAGATCCAATACAAGTAAATGAACAGTATATAGGGTTCGCATTGTCTAATTATTTGTATAATAAAGAAAAAATCGAACAATTGTATGATGTTAATATAACTGAATTCAATGTACCTAATTCTATTGTGACTATTTCATCGAATGATAATTTTGATAAAATATCTCAAGAAAATGAAATATTAAAGATTCAATTAAATTCACTTATATCATCTAGTAATGAAAATAATTCAAGTGCTACATTAGACGCCGCAAAAGATATTATACTAGGATTGCGAATAAAAACTGGAGAAGGAACATCGATTGATGATTTTGAATCTACTTTTCCATATTTAAAGAAATAATTTATGTCATTTCCATTTAAAACGATATCAACAAATATAGACAGTTTAAATACTGGATCTTTTTATGATCAATCAGATCTTGATAATTTATTATCTGGTTCTGTTCCTGATTCGTATTTCGGTACATCTGAACAAGACGTTATTGAATTTTCTATATATGATATTGATAGCAATTTAAAATCGTGGAGTATTTTACCGACTAGTCCAATATATAATGTTATTGAAAAAACATATAAAGATGTAAATCAAACAACATTGACTTACAGTTACAAAGAATATAATAGTGGATATATATTATCGTTTAATGATAATATATTATTAAACACGTTAACAGATCTTAGTTCGAGTAATGTTAGTTCTGGTAATCAAGTAATATCATATAATCCAGTTCGTAATATTGGAGGCACACCTACATATCCATTAATCATTAAAAATATATCACCTTCTAGAAAAGAAGTGTTATTGATTCCTTCTTTTAAAATTAATGAATCGGATGACGAACTCAAAAAATTAATAAATTTAGAACTATCTGCGTTTATACAAAAGAAGTTTTTGATTAGAGATATAATCCCTATATTAATTCAAAGATTAGAAGGATATCAGATCTACTCAAATACAAATGAGTTAATTTCTAATAATATAAATATATTTAACTTAATGAAGTCTACGTTTGGATTTAAAACAAATTTAGATGTTATTGATTTTTTAAATGAAATTTATGCCGGATTCACTAAGCAAATTCAAGGGAATGATTCTCAAATTATATACGACGTATTTGATGGAATTTTAGGATATTTGAAAAACTGGATTTATACCTATTATAAAAATGTTGAATCCGTAGAATCTTTACAATTTAAATTCAGAGACATTGTAAATAAAGCAACCGAAATTAGATTAAAAAAATTAAATTCATTTTTTGGAAACAATGCACAAACTCAACTTTTAATTACCGATTTTATAACATCCATATTTTACGATAAATTTATAAAATTAGTAATATCTGAGATATCAGAAACTTATACACATAAATTCTTTGCATATTTGCAAAATGCATTAAATTTCGGAAACAATACATACTTTACAATATTAAA